CTTCCTTGTGGCGCTGTGCGCAACCCTATTCTTTTGGCTCTGAAGATTTTGTATAGAAAAGCTCGTAATGACTTAGATAGTTGTTTAGACTCCTACTTTCTTGAAGCCATCTTTGCTTACAACATTGGTGATGAATTGTATGAGCATGTACCTTCCCTAGCTTTAGAAGCTCAATCCTGGGTTATTAATTTCTGTTTTGAGCATTCTTCTATTGTACCTCATCTTTCCTTAATCCAAGAAAAACGTTTCCACTTCGATCTTTCCGATCTCTCTAGTTTACCATTCCACATCCTTAAACAGCTAATGCCTCGCACTAGTTTTCTCTCTTTCCTTTCTTGATTTTCCCTATTACCTTGTATATCCTCTGTTACTCAGCTTACCTATTCCGCTTTATTTGTAACTATTATGTCTAACGCTAATCAAACCGCCCCTCCCCTAGGAAATCAGCCTTCTGCGGGTGCACTGACCAGCACCGCCACTATTACGTGGCAAAAGGTCCCTTGCGTTGATGTTGTAGCCATTCATGCCAACAATTCCGCCCCCAATGCCCAACTCTTTGCAGCCCTCGACAACTGCAAGAAACGCCTCAACGGACGAGGCCTTGGAAAGATTAGTAATCTTTCCATCAGCATATTCACCGATCCCGAGTATGCTGTGACTGCGGCTGTCTGCGCAGTCCCCACCAATGCCGGAGCGTCCAATGCTCCTCAATCCCTCGCCGATCTCCTCGCCTGTGGAGGGATCATCCTCCGCGCCTCCCCCACCATTAACAACATCACCGGGTCCCCCACCTTCCTCCCTGGTGTTTCCGCTCTTCTCAAGGGCGAGAACACTACTCTCCTCGCTGGGTCTCCTCCGACCCTTTATTTCATCGCCAAAGCGGCGAAGATGAAAGATTGGTCACTCCCGACCTACACCGCCCCCACCAACTCGACTGGTGCCTCTGGCACCATCGTCTATTTCCGGATCTCTTATGATCTGGAATTGAGCGGTTATGATTGGCTGAAGCCTTTTTAGATGCGCCCAGTAATCCTGGGCCTGGTTTGACTCCTGGCGCATCTTCTTCCGGACAGCAAACCTCTGCCCCTGTCCGTTCATCTTCACCCGGTTCTCCACCTCCTCCTCCTCCCCCTGATGTTACTCCTCCCCCCACTCCTCACCCATCCTCTTCACTTCCTCGTCCTCCCAGTTCACGAGGTTCAACTCCTCACTCTCCTCAACCCGACCTCCCTTCCACTCCGGCTCCTCATCGCCGTCCTTCCTCCCCTCCTCCCATTCGTCGTGTTCCTCGTCATCATGAAGCTTCACCTGAACCTCTTGATGATCTTTTGTTCCCAGATGAGCCTGCTTCTTCTTTTGGCAACGCTCATTCCAAACTTCTTCTCTACCTCGCTCGCAAGTTTGATCACCTCCCTTGGGCTAACGACCCTAAAGTCGTTAAGCTCAAGTTATCTTCCATTGGTGATCTTTCCCTAGCTCGCGGCGAGTACCTGCTTGATCAGGATCAACTCTCCATTCGTCTTGATGGTCAGTGGTCCCGACTCGGACGGTGGGGTCCATTCTTTCTCGATAAGAATTGGACTCACCCTTTCCCTTACAAGCATTTCTTTTTAATTTAGCCTTCATGCAGGTTGGCTCTGCTTTATTATGCAATCATGATGCTATACTCATGACGTGTTAGTAAGAGCGTGATTCTTCTAGATGTCTGTCCCTCGCCCACGATGTAACTGTGGTATTGGTCTTTTGTTTACACTTTCAAAATGCATCACAT